GATGTAGGATATTCTGGATTACCTGTATATACAGAGACATAATCATTATCTAACCATTTAGGATTATTAACGACTTTACCTTTGAATATATTATCCTGATATTCTTCACCTAATATATTCGATTTCCATCGAGTTTGAATCTCGACTTCTGCACCGATTGAAAAGTTCTTTATCATGTGCTTATTATAACAGAAAAAAGTACCCGAGTCAAATGCTCGGGTACTAAGTGTTGTTCTAGAACAACAGGTTAAATTGCTTGATTTTTAAGCACTTTCTTTTTCAATTAATCCTTCTGATTCGAAAAAGTCAATTGCGTCATCTACGCCTTTGTTGTGCCCCCATTTGTAGCATGCAAAGCATGCAGCTAACATTAGTCCTAATTGTATTAGATCATATAGAGTGAATGTAATATTTTCCATGTATCGCTCCTTTTAATTATTCTTTTATCGACTCCTCTGCGAACCAATCTGCGTGTTTTTGTCTTAGATTTTTGAACTGGTCATGTTCCACAAGGAATTTTGCAACAAGACTGTTTTCTAAACCATAGGCCTCTATTTCCCAAGGTTGATCCCAGTAGGATGTATCATCATCATATTTTTCACCAAACCATAATGTTATATACTTATCTTTTTTAAACTTATCTTTAGCTTCGCCTTTGGCATGCTGTTTCACATGAACCATCTCATGTGCCAGGACCTTGAACATATTAATCTTTTTTCGTGTCCTTAATATCTCAATATTAAATTCTCGTGGATTGTTGTCGCCTGTAATTTCGTAATCACAAAAACCTCCGGCGTCTAGCTTTTCACGTACAATAATTTTAATAGATAAGTTTTTTGTCAATTGCGGGGACATTAAATTTTTGGCAAATGAATCAGCTGCTAACTTTAGCAAATACACCAGCGTTCTATCTTTTGCATTTCTAACGGAAACATTCATTTTTTGTCCTCCACTTTTATTTATGCCGCTAGTTTCATCTTATCTTTAATATATTCTACTCTATCTATCCAACCTTGTTTAGTTAGAAATCCCCATTCTCGTGTTCTCCAACCATGAATAAACAATGTCCAAGTTGGAGCAGACATTTCTAATCGGTGAAATGAGGTGGCTCTTCGCCATATAATTGAACCAGGCCCTCGCCATGTGCTTTGTTCTCCGACTTTAATACCGTGTCTGTCGAAGACCGGAGTCCATTCTGTATAACCTCCTGCAAGAATAACGGTGAGGTAGTTCCAGGGGTGGTCGTGAACGTCTCTGTCTTCGTCGGAGAGGAGGAGCTTGTGGATAAAGATGTTTGGGTAGGGTCTGACGGTATCGAATGCATTTATTTTTTCCTTAAAACATAGATAGTATCTGTGCATGTAATCTCTGCCAAATCTATCTTGGATAATACGTTTTCTATTTAGTTTTTCAAGCAATCGTAAAAGCATGATATAAATTTGGTGTTATACTTTATCAATTTCGTTTGCTTCTTTAATCAATGTATTAACATCTTCAAGTGTATTACATGTGATTTTTACTTGTGTCCAGTCATCATTGGTATCACGCCCGCTAACTTCAACCATATAACCATTATCATATAGATTGATAGTTAATGAATCATTAATTTTAACTAATTTGTCGCTGATTTTTTTAATTTGTTTCTTAGCCATTTTATTTCCTTAAGTCCATAGTGACTGTCTAATTTTAATGAGGCGAATCATCATTGCTTCATCCTCTGCCATGTGTTCTGCTTCAATTTTATGTGATAAATCCAAAGCAGCCATACATTCTTTTCGTTCTTCTTCTGTTTCATTCTCGTGACCCCATAGATCACTTCCAGCTTTTTGTCTGCGCTTTTCGCAATATGCAGACCATCCACTAGCTTCCATTGGATCGGGGCGATTGCGATATGTTTGTGTCCACCACAAATAAAGTTCTTTAATTTCTTTTGCAGAAGTTGCTTGACTTGTAAGTTCATTTTCATGCATAAGAGTTGCTGCCCAATCAAGATGATCTAGACCTGCTTGAGGACAACGCCATGTTCTCCAACGGAACCAACCTTTAGCATAGAATGGAGGATTGTATTTTTTATATGCATCGTCATCCCATGCAATATGTAACCATGCTGTTTCCACTTCAACAAAGTCAACAAGCTCGTTAAACAAACAAGGTAAAATGCGATATCCTACATCCTGCCACTGACCAGGTTTAATGTCACGTGGATGAGCGGTAAGTGCATGAGTACGAGTAACCCAACGATTATTGATATAATATTTTACATCATATAGTTTATCAATTGGCAAACGAACAAATGTTTGAATTGCGTCAAAGGCTTCTTCCACAATCCAATAACGAATCGGATGGGATTCTTTTGCCTCTGTTTCCCATTTATGCCAGCCGGAGCTAGTTGCAGAAGTTGGTTTAGTTGTACCTCGAATCCAATTTGCAACTTTACTGTTTGACCAATATTCTCTCATTTTAAACCTTAATTGACGAGAAGTCTCGTTTGCCTCTACTTATAATATCATTCATATTATATGTGCTTTTAGCTTGTGTGTCAACCCTATCAATGTCCAAATTAGCATCTGTCAAACCCTTTTGAGCAGATTGTTCTAAATCATATAATTTCATCTTTGCTCTATCAACACCAATCATAAATCGCTTATTTGCGGTTGGATCATTATATCGATTCTTTAACTGTTTAACCATAAGCTGATTTAATTGCTCTAGTTCTTCAGTTGAAATCAAAGCAAACATAAAGTCAACTGTTGCCGGCAAACCAAAAGATTCAGAAGTATCTGTTAGTTCAACATCGGTGTTACCATATCCACTTCTAGTTGTCTGTGTAGCTGATAGAATAGGCACATTCTCTTCAACCGCCAAGCCTCGAAGTTCTTCAGCAATAGACTTAATCAAAGTATAAGAATTAATATTTGAACCCGCTTTGAATCTAGAACTTGCGCAAATATTTAAATAGTCAACAATAATCATTGCTGGTTTAAATTGTTTTTTCAATTGCAATTCATTTAACAGTGCTTTAAAGTGTCCGACATGTGCGCCAGCTGTAGGATATTCTTTAATGATAAGATTACCTTCAGTCTTATTACGAATCTTTTCAATACGAGAATCAAACATAGACTTTGGCAAGTCTTTCAACTGATCCATTGTGATGTTCATCAAGTTTGCATCAATACGTTCTGCAATTCTTTCTTCAGCCATCTCTAAAGTAATATACAAAACATTTTTGCCTTGTGCTAAAGTCGATGCTGCTACGTGACACATAAACAAAGACTTACCAACACCAGTACCTGCAAGAACAACATTCAATGTCTTGTTAGGCAATCCACCATTTGTAATTTTATTAAAGTATTCAAGATCGAATGGTGTGCGAGATTCTACACGATGGTAAAATTCATATCGAGAGTCTGCACTTTGTAAGTAATCATGTCCAACATTGTTGTCGAAGCACACTCCTAGTGCTTCTTGTAACAATGACGGAATTCCATCTTCAGATTTTCCTTTGTCTCTGCCATCAATGATAGCAATGGATGAAAGGATAGCATTATAAATTGCTTTGTCTTTACAGAATTTTTCTGTTTCTTTATATAACCAATCCCTATTGTGTTCTGTGGGATCAAGTAAATTAACTATATCTACAATCTCTTTATATTGATCTTCTGTTAAAGACTTATCATTTTGAACAGCAATGACCAAAGCATCTTTGTTCGGTACTGCATTATACTGGTCAATAAAATTCTTAACTTGATCGTAAATAATCTTTTCGTTATTATCTATAAAATACTCCCGCTTTAAAAACGGGATTACTTTTCTCATATACTCATCGTCATTGACTAGATTCTGTAGAATCACTGTCTCGATTTTCGAATTCATCAATTGCCTTTTCTAATATATTATTCACAACCCGTTCAAGGGTACCATTAAATTTATCAGACTGATAGTCTACGTCTGTTTTTCCGTTTGCTTTTTTAACAATGGTAAAGTCAAGTGCAAGTGTTCCGTCACTATTATCTTCCATCTGGAGGGAAGCAATACTGATGGTTGTTCCGGCAAACTCACCTTCCAAAAGTTCGACGCCCCATAAATCACCGTTTTCATTTTTTAGTGCCCAAGGTTTATACTTCACTAGCATTATCAAACTCCTCTGCGAGATCAACTTCATCAAAGCTTCGGCCCAACATTTCACCGCCCGCCATGCGATACTTGCTTTCAATATATTCTCTAAAGCTTGCAGATGTTAATATAGATAACCAAAACTCTTTAGTGTAGGTATCTTTAATTCTGAATTTTTTATCTTCAACTTCGCCTGATTCTTTATTAACACGAGAGTACCAACCATTAGATGGCTTAATAACAAAACCACCTTCAAGTGCTACATCTAATAGACCAGACCATTTGCTAATACCACCTTCGAATGTTACTTCAACAGGGATCTTAGACTTCTCACGAACGAATCTAGATTTCTCTACATTAACAATGAAGTTATATCCAACAACTTCTGTTCCGTCTTTTTCTTGTTGACGACCAATAATAAAGATGTTGTCTGCAGAATAATAAATTCCAGTACCACCTGAAACAATTTGTTTAGGGAACAAACCAATTTCAGAATAAGTATGATTAACAACAACCATTGGAATATCTTTAATAGTCAAATGAGGTGTTACCATTCTAAACAATGATTTCATCTGTTTAGCACGAGTCATATCTGCAACAGACTTACCTTCAAGTGCATCGTCAACTTCTTTCTTAGAAGCTAAGTTACCTACTGAGTCAACAATAATAATAACATGATCGCCTCGCTCTACGCTATTGACTTGCGACATAATATCAAATTTTAATTGTTCAATGTCTGTAATAGGTGTATGTAGAATACGACTAGTATCAATTCCAAAGTTATCAAAGTATGCTTGCGGTGAACCAAACTCTGAATCATAGAATAAAACGACAGCATCTTCATACTTATCAGTATATGCTTTAGCAAGCAACAAGGAAAATGCTGTTTTAAAATGTTTAGATGGACCTGCAAATACTGTTAGCCCAGGAGTTAGACCTCCTTCAAGGCTACCTGACAATGCAACATTCATCATAGGAACTGAAGTTTGAATCATATCCTTCTTTGCGAAGAACTTAGATTTGTTTAAAATTTCAGTTTCTTTAATTGTAGAATTCTTTTTTAATTTATCGAGTAATGACATATTGTTCCTTTATAAAATCACTTGCCAAGGTTTTCGTGTTTCCCTTGGGCATATCTTTCCATCATAAACCAATCGCTCACTATTTCTAATATAGTGATGTAAATAAAACTCTACTCCTTCAGTAGGAAGAGTCTCAACAAAACATCTAAAAGATGATTCCATTAAATGAATTTGTTTTGCATTTTGTAATAACAAGCCGAAGTGAAATGGATTCTCCGACTTATCGTTATTAATTATTATAACATCGTTACCAACTAAGGACAATACTTTTTCTTTATCAAAAGAAAATCCTCTGCTCGGATCATCTTGAACAAACACATATTCTTTATGGTCTGGATTAAGTTTATTAAATATCCGATTTTCTTCTTGCATATTTCTAGGATAATGGAAAGAAGTGAATCTATGTTTCCAATCCATTTCAATTGAATTGTAATAACATTCATGCCCACCGGGAAATCTAGCTGACATAGAAGCCCACGATTCTTGATAATACTTAGTATTAGGGCCAGCTAAATCTTCAAATGGTTGGCCTGGTAATACTGTGTGCCCTAGAATATAAAGATAGTCGGGATTAATTTGAGATATTACTTGCCTTGAATGAGCATACTCCATACCCGAACCAATTGCAACGACTCTAATTCTAGGATCATCGCTAAACATATGGGCTACCAACGGGGCATATTGTTGCCATGCTAGTACATATAAAAAATCCATTTTCTTTTCATTAACCATGCGGCGAGCCATACCGTTATATGATATATGGTCGCCCAATCCTAGCATGTGAAATAATACACCTGTTGTCATAATATATCCTTAAAATTAGTTGCACCAACTCTGTTTGGCTTCACCATAATACTCACGAGCGAATCCGTTTGAAATCAAAGCAGCGCGTAGACTTTGCCCATTAATTAGAATGTCGCCAAGAATACGACCTCCAAATTTATCCCATCCATAAAGAGTTGCTTGAAACTTACCACCCTGTGCTGCTGCTGTAGCAATCGCATTCTTAGTGAAAGCTGATGCTGCTTCTCCTCGTTGAGCTTCGCTAGGGCACATTGCTCTATGTCCTTTTTCGGGAGTGTCAACTCCAAAGACTCGGACAGCCAATTCTGGTTTGAGCGGTTTAGGTAGAAAAGGTGCGGCAATAACAACGGTGTCGCCATCGCTTACTCTTAAGATTTGTGCGTCGTATGTAACTCCTTGAGGAGTCTTTTGTGCATAAACTAAAGATGTACTAAATAGTAATGCGAATGTTAATAATATTTTTTTCATGCGAATAATCCTTCTAATGTTGCTTGTGGTTTTGCAGACCAACCGACACCATTTAAAATTGTTGTTAATGGTTCAAGAAATGATTTCTCAAACATAATGTCATAATCTACATACTGCTTCAAATTGAACTCTTCGGGAATAACATTGATAAAGGCAATACAATTTTCTTTAATCAAATTTGGTTCTTTTAAGTAAATGAATTTGATCTTATCGCCTTCATTTATAAGTTCATACTTTTTGTCTATCTGTTTTTCTTTTAAATAAAAGTTATATAACAATGCTCCCCTGACGTGCATAGGTGTGCCTTGTTTATAAATGCTACCTCTATCTGTATATTTATCGACTCCGTTTACGCCTCGAGGAAAGGCAATCAATTCAGGTGTCATCTTACGATATTTAGATTCGAACTCTCTAATATAATCTTGTAGTTGTGATTCTGTTCCAACCAAAGCCAATTTAACAGCGGCCTTCAAAGCATCACGAACTGGTTCGGGTGTAGAAGATCTAACAATCTCCAATCCCATGACTTTTAACTTTGGCTCTTTATATTGAACACCCTCATTATTATATACATTCAAAGCATATCGTTTCTTAGCAACCCAAATGCCTCGGTCTGCAATAACCTCACGCTTAAAATAAATCTTTGTTTCAAACGCATTAGTATAATCTGCAAGACCATCGCAGGCTTTATTAATTGCCTTCTCAATCTTTTCGTTACAGATTTTATCTAGAATTTCTACGATCTTTTCTTTTGGTTGATCTTTGTAGAACTTTTGAACCAATGGATCAAGTGTAATATAACAAGCATCTGTATCTGAATAGAATGAATAGACATGATCTGTTGTACCACATACTTTATTTAGATATTCATTCAATGCTGCGCCAACTGTTTGAATAATATACTGACCTGACATAGTAATGCCTTCAGCAATATTTGCATCATAGAATCTAAAGAACTCATTTCCCCATGCGCCAAATAACGAATTCAATTGAATCTTACGAGCCATCTGAAAGTTATTAAATTTTGCAATCTCTTTTTGCCATTTTTTATCTTTTGTTTCTTCATACTTAGATTGAGCGGCTAACATCAGCTTCTTATATTTTTGTCGATCGTCAAATAACTTTTGGACAATCTCTGGAAACAGGCCTTGCTTCTCTCTGGTATAGCAGAAGCCATTTGCCGACATACACAAGTTCTTTTCTTTTAGGTCATCTAAATTATATTTGTTTTTAAGCAATTGTTCTACAGTAGTACTCTTTGTCTCTCGTTTGACCTGAGTTTCTGGGGACAAATTATACTGCATAATAATACTCGGATACAGACTTGTCGCATCAAAAGATACAACCCAATCATATTGTCCTGGACGTGGTTCTTGTACATACGCGCCTACAATAGATCTTGCTGGTAATCCTTCTCGCTGATGAACAACAATGTTCTGATTCCACAAGTGATTCCACAAGATGCAATCCCAAGTACGTACAGCTGAGAATACATCTACATAATTACACTTAGCGTCATACGCCATTGTCAGAATCAGTTCAATCAACTTCATCTTATCTTCAAGTTGGTCGACAAGCTCTACGTCAATTACGTTATACTCAACGAACTTTTGCCAATCATTTTTATAGAAGTCTCGGAATGAAGTATATTCTGCATACGATAATTTTTCTTTACCCAATTCTACTTTGGCAATGTGATCTAACTTATATGATTCTTGCGCACTATAAGTAAACTTCTTATATAGATCAAGATAGTCTAGAATAGCAACACCTAGAATATCGTATGTAAGTTCTGTACGATTCATACGGGTAAACTCTTTTGCCTTCACTACTCCCCACGGAGATAGCTTACGAACATATTCGTCTCCTAGAATACGAGCAATACGAGAACACAAATATGGAATATCAAAAAACTCTAGATTCCATCCTGTTAAAATATGAGGGCAATTATCCTGCGTATACAGAACAAACTTCTGCAAAAGATCATATTCATCTCTACATTGAATGTAAGTATGATTATCTTTAGTTACATTGAAATGTTTTGTTCCAAACGTAACAAGTTCTTTAGTATTTGCATCTTGAATTGTAATTAGTAACAATTCCTCTTTTGGATCACGAACATCGGGGAAGCCAAGTTCTGCAGATGTTTCAATATCCAACGACCAAATTTTAATCTGCGAAATATCAAACTCTACTTCTCCCGGAAACGTCTTTGTAATATACTGATATGCGTAATTCGTGTTGCCAAAGATAGGAAAGTTTTCTACTTCTTTATATCTGCTGACATAATCTTTGGCATCGTTAATATCTGCAAATTCAATTTCTTCAAGAAAATCTCCGTATAACGATTTATGCTGAGTTTGTTTTTGAGATTTAGTATATAGACTTGGTTTGAATTCAATTTTATCTTGTACAGTCTTACCGTTATTTACACCTCTTACTAGAATACGGTTACCATACTGATTCACATTAGTGTAGAACTTCATTAAAAACCTTTTTAGACACAATAAATAATTGTTCATTATAATATAAATTGCCTAGAAAGTCAACAGAATAGGCTAAAATATAACCAAAAATCTTCATATTTGTTAAGGCATAAATATATGATTAACATAGGATTGTTTGTGCTGTTAAAATGATAATAACCGGAATTAATGTTTCAAACGGGGTCACTCTCAAATCGCAGTTTAGAGCGCCTGAACCGCCTACGATAGGTGTTGCTAATGTATTATCCAATAACAGCGTCAATATATCATTTACAGGACCTGTATTAAACGGAGATTCTGCTATTATAGGATATACCGCATTATCTTTTCCGGACAATATTAAAAATGAAATATTAGATCCAAATGCATCTAATATTACAATTACCGGATTGAATGACAATACTAATTATACATTTAGTGTTACCGCAAATAATAGTGATGGTCCTAGTGCAAATAGTTCTTCAAGTAATTTAATTTTAACAGATAGCTATCCTCCCGCACCAACAATTAGTTATGTAGAAATTACTTCCTCTACATCTGCAAATATTGTTTATACTGCACCTGCATATAATGGCAATTCAACAATTACATCATACACTGCAGTAAGTAATGTGGGTAACGTATCTGCTACAGTTAGTACTGCCAATAGCGGAAATATTACTATAACCGGATTAGCAAATAACATAACACATGGGTTTTCTGTTTATGCCGTAAATCAATATGGCAGAGGAATTTCGAGTAATTTAACAAATGGGTTCTTTATTCATCCTACTGTATATTCTGCCCCAAATTCACCTACAATATCATATGCAGAAACAAGGGATGGAGTAAGTGCAAATATTGTTTATACCGCACCTGCAATAAATGGTAATTCTGAAATTATATCTTATACTGCAACTAGTATTCCTGGCAATGTAAGAGCAACTGTAAATACTGCCAATAGCGGAAATATTTCATTAGGTGGCCTAACAAGAAATACAGATTACACATTTGTGGTAACTGCTACAAATGCTTTTGGCACAAGTTCAAATAGTAATATAAGTAATAGTATAACAACTTTCACAGTTCCAAATGCACCTATAATGGCTGCATGGTCACAATTAAGTGGTACGGCTAATATAAGTTATATTGCACCTAGCTTTACAGGAAGTACGCCAATCACTAGTTATACTTTAGTTAGTGTTCCTGAAAATAGAACAACTACAGTATTAACCGCAAACAGTGGTAGTATTCTTATGCCGGGATTGACTATTGGCAAGACATATGTGTTTGCCGTTTATGCAACTAATAATATTGGTAGTAGTATATTAAGCGAATTTAGTAACTACATTAAAGCAACTACTAATCCAGGGGCACCCTCAATATCATATGTTAAATCTGGCGATATTATTGGCCAAGCAAATATAGTTTATACTGCCCCTGTTTTTGATGGTGGCGATTCTATTATAAGTTATACCGCAAATGCAAATGGTATTGTATATTCAACAGTTACGAGAACAACCTCTGGAAATATTACAGTTACAGGATTGACTACTAATGTGAATTACGAATTTACAGTAGTGGCTACAAATGTTTCAGGAAATAGTTTACCTAGTACGGCAGTATACCACACATTAACAGCGCCAACACCAATCGCAACACAGTTGTTATTGATAGCAGGTGGAGGCGGCGGTTCCGGTGGCGGATATAATGATTGTAATGGAGGCGGAGGTGCAGGTGGCCTATTATATTATGGTACAGAAACACCAAAACCACCAAACGGGTCGAACGTTCAATTGTTAAAAGGAAGCAATTATGCCGTAACGATTGGGTCTGGAGGAACAGGATTTGCAAACGGATCAAACTCTTTAATAGTAGGTCAGTCTGTAAATCTAATTGCAATAGGAGGTGGTAGAGGCGGGAATCAATCTTATACTCCTTCTATCAGCGGCGATGGCGGCTCATCTGGAGGATCTGCTGGTAATGGCAGCGGCGGTAACTATGGATCAAATGTTGATGGGCAAGGATATCGCGGTGGCGCGGGAGATACATATGCTGCTGGAGGAAATGCCGTAGGCGGAGGAGGTGGCGGAGCCGGAGGCAATGGTGTAGATGGCGGTTACTATGGATCTGGCGGTGGTAACGGCGGCCCAGGTTTAGCATATAGTATTTCTGGTTCATCAGTTGGATATGCAGGTGGTGGTACCAGTGCCGGAGCAGGTGCGGCAAATCAAGCAAGTTCTGGCGGAGGAACTATTAACGTAAATGGCACAACTAATACTGGCGGTGGATCTGGCGCCGGGACAGGATTCTGGGGTGGAGTAATAACTAATAATACAGGCGGTTCAGGTGTTGCAGTTATTAGATACGCTGATTCCGAGCCTGCGGCCACCTTAACCACAGGAAGCCCTAACGTAACAGTAGCTGGCGGATGGAGAACTTATAGATTCTGGCAATCGGGATCGATTACTTTGTAGGGAGAAAATATAATGGCACATTTTGCACAAATTAATGAAACTAATATAGTTGCACAAGTTATTGTTGCGGATCAAGAAGTAATTAATACTGGACTGTTTGGTGATCCGGCATCTTGGATACAAACATCATATAATACATATGGGGGAATGCACAAATTGGGAGGCACTCCATTACGAAAAAATTTTGCAGGTATTGGATATACTTATGATAGGGAACGAGATGCGTTTATTCCACCAAAGCCATATAATTCATGGGTAATGGATGAAGATACTTGTTTGTGGAATCCCCCTATTCCTTACCCAGCAGATGGAAAGCGTTCACCTACGGATGAAGGAAAAGCTTATAAATGGAATGAATCCATTGTTGGATGGGAAGAACTTATTTTTACGACTCCTGAATAATTTAATAAAATAAACACAATGATAATATCGGGAACTAATATAACATCGGGCTTTAATTTACGAGGGACATTGCGTGTTCCAGATGCTCCTACGATTGGGACTGCTTTCATAGTTTCAAACACCAGTGCAAATGTGTCATTTACTGCTCCAATTTTTACAGGGGATACGCCCATAACTGGGTATACTGCGATTGCATATCCCGGGGGAATAAGACAGGATATTTATTCCTCAGAGTCTGGGATAATTACAGTAAATGGATTAACCGATAATACAACCTATACTTTTAGTGTGACTGCTAACAACACCGATGGTCCTAGTGTAAATAGTTCTTCAAGTAATTCTATTACTACAAATAGTTATCCTTCGGCGCCAACAATTAATTATGTTGAGTTGACATCTATTTCAACTGCAAATATAGTATACACCGCACCTGCATATAATGGCAATTCGACAATTACATCTTATACTGCAGTAAATAATGTAGGTGGCGCGGCTACAACTGTGAATACTGCTAACAGTGGTAATATTACTATAACAGGGTTATCACCAAATGTGTCACATAGTTTTTCTGTATATGCAGTAAATGAATATGGCAGAGGCATTTCAAGTAATTCATCATCTAACATATTTACATATAATGTACCAGGGGCACCTACGGTATTATATGCAAGATCAATTTCCGGAACGGCTGCTGACATTGTTTATACTGCCCCCGATTATATTGGTAACTCTGCAATTATTTCATATACTGCAAGAAGTATTCCTGGTAACGTAACTGCTACTGTTAATAGCGGAAACATTACAGTAGGTGGATTATCAATTAATACAAATTATACTTTTGCTGTAAGTGCAACAAATTCTGCGGGGAGTGGTAATGCGACAATATCTAATAGTGTACAAACACTAACTGTTCCAAATCCTCCGATAATGGCTACGTGGGAAGCATCTGATGGTGCTGCAAATATAGGATATACTGCGCCAAGTTTTAACGGTAATTCTCCTATTACAAGTTACACACTAACAACTGTTCCAGAAAATAGAACTGTTACGCGTCAAGGTGCAGAAAGTGGTAATATTAGCATAACGGGTTTGAATTATAATACAACCTATGTGTTTGCGGTTTATGCAACCAATAGTGTTGGTAGTAGTATTCTAAGTAGTTTTTCCGGATACCTAACACCTACTATAGCAACAGATCCTTATTTCAAATATGTCACATTGTTAATATCTGCAAATGGAACAAACAATGCAAACAATAAAGTATTTGTGGATAGCTCAACAAATAATTTTGCAATAACACGTGTCGGAGATTCTACTCCTGGAACGTTTGCTCCGTATGGTACTAAATGGAGTAATTACTTTGATGGATCTAGTTATATGTATCCCGATTCCGCACTTAATACTGCAATGGGTACTGGATTTGCAGGTAATATTATTTCATTTGAAATGTGGATTTATCCTACAAACTTCAATGGTGGATCATATGGGCAAGCTATTACTGGAGCATATGCTGCAGTTGCCGCAAATGGTAGATGGCTAATATATTTAGAGAAAACTGCAGCAACTACGTCAAAATTAAATTTTTCGTATACTACAGGAACCGGTACACAAAATGATCTTGCATCTACAGCATCTGCAATAACACAAAACCAATGGAATCATATTGCAGTAACAGTTGATGCAACAACATCATCAAGTGCAACTGTTAAGTTGTTTGCAAATGGAGTATTGTTAAATACGTTTACGTCTCAAAATATGTCAACCCAAACAGCATATTATCGAGCAGCGGTTATAGGCGGAGCAAATAGTCAGTTTGTATCTGAATTTTTTGGGTATATATCTGACTTTAGAATTTTAAAAGGTTCATTTGCATATACCGGTAATTATACTGTACCAACTGCGCCATTAACTGCAATAACAAATACAGTATTATTAACTTGTCAATCTTACGGATTTAAAGATAATGCAACAAATAATCATACGATAACATTGAGCGGTGCTCCTAAGGTACTTAAATTCTCTCCTTATGCCTTTGACAGATCATATCCGGCAGATGTCTATAGCGGATCTGTATATCTTGACGGCAGTGATGCTTTAACTATACCAGATTCAACTGCATTCACTATGGGGACTAATAATTTTACTATTGAATGTTGGGTATATTTATCCAGTGTAGCGCAACAAGTTTTTATCGGAACATGTGATGCTCCTGGCAATCAAGGCTCAATGAGTTTTGTACTTGGACTAACCAATACATCTTTTCCATTTGCTGCAGTAGGTTATGCGGGAACAATGTATTACTCAACATTTGGCACAACTGCAAAAATTAATCAATGGTATCATATTGCGGGTGTTCGTAATGGTGCAATGGTTAATGTATATGTTAACGGAGTTAAAGGCCCTGATTTAAATATGGGTGCCTTGGCAATAACTGATTCTTCACAGGTAGTGGGTATTGGTCGTAATGGTGCTGGCAATTTTGAGTATGTAACAGGATGGATTTCAGATGTTCGCATTGTTAATGGCACCGCAGTATATACAGCAAATACTACTCCGCCAACAACACCATTAACAGCAATCGCTAACACGAAATTGTTATGTAATTTTACAAATGCTGGTATATATGATGCATCAATGAATACTAATTTACGAACAGTTAACGATGTAAAATTATCTACAACGCAGTATAAGTATGGTTTAAGTAGTATGTATTTTGATGGCACCACAGATTTCGTAACTGTAACGGGCAATCAACAGGCATTGTATTCTATGGGTAATGCTGATTTTACAATTGAAATGTGGATATATACATTATCAAATAACGGCCATTTAATTGATACAAATAATGGAGGAGATGCTTCTGGTTCAGGTAGATTTGCAATGCAAATAAATTCAAATCAACTACAGGCATATAATGGAACTGGGCAGACAATGATTATAGGTGGCACTATAAATACTCAGACATGGTATCATATTGCGTATGCAAGAGCATCTGGTGTTAGTAAACTTTTTATTAACGGGCAGCAAGTTGGGTCAACGTATACCGATACCAATAACTATGTTTGCGGCAATGCCAATAGACCGATACTTGGCGTAAACGGGTACGACGAGGCCTCGGGCTCATTAAATGGTTACATAGATGATCTTCGTATCACTCGAGGATATGCTCGTTATACTTCAACTGGTTTTACACCCCCGGAAAGAGCATTTGAGACAAAATAAAAATGATAATAACCTGACAACCACTTAATAAATAACAAGTAATATTTAAAAAGGAGACAAAATGTTCAACAAAAAGGTAGCCGCAATGGCACTTTTTGTTATGATGTTTGGTAGCACTTTGGCGCAAACGACAAGTGGGACCTCTAGCACAACTGGAGGAACGACAACAGGAACTACTAGTATTATCAATCAAGGTAGTTATGACAGTAAATCGTTAGTAGACACCAATAGCACTTCTAATAGTGTAAGCACAGTTAATAGTAATAGTACAGCAACAAGTAACAGTACTGCAACCAGCACATCTACTGTAAATAGTACTTCTACAAATACTAATAACAACAATAATGCAAGTACCAGTACAAGTACAACCGTAAATACTAATAACAATGTTAATAGCGGAACACAGACGCTTAATAACAATAACGTCAATTCTGGTACAATGACGTATAATAACAATAATGTTAATTCTGGCACATTAACAAATGTCAATCAGAATACATCGTCATCTACAAGTAACAATACTAACACCAATACAAATTACAATATAAATAGTGGTACTCAGACATTCAACAATAATAACAATAGTGTAAGTACATCCACAAGCACCAATGTTAATAAAAATGAAAATACTGGTACAATGACATACAATAATAACAATGTTAGTACAGCAACAAATAATAATGTAAGTACTTCTACAAACACAAATAACAATGTGAATACGGGAGACATGACTAATCGTAATATCAGTACTTCTACATCGCAAAGTGTTAGCACAAATAATAATGTGAATCAAAATGCAAACATTAATCAGAACATAAATTCTGGTGAAGTAACTAATATCAATAAAAACGAAACTGTTATTACGCAAAGAGTAATTCAGCCTCCACCAACAGCAGTTGCACCTACAATGATGAGTGGCGGAAACAATGATCTATGTAGTACAGGATCATCTGGTTCAGTACAAACACAAGTATTTGGTGTTTCATCTGGCGGAACAATAAGAGATTTAAATTGTGAAAGATTAAAACTTTCTAAGACCCTTTATGATATGGGAATGAAAGTTGCTGCAGTAGCAGTCATGTGTCAGGATGAGCGAGTGTTTAACGCAATGATGAATGCTGGAACACCTTGTCCGATTGAGGGTAAGATTGGTGAACAAGCTAAACTTGCATGGGAAGATAATAAAGATAAAATCCCACAACGACCTAAAGAAGACAAATATGAAACTGCTAAAAACATTGGCTTCGGCTCTTTGCTTGGCGTTCTTGTTCACGCTGCTTTCAAGTAAAGCGCAAACACCAGAGCCAGGTCAAGTCTATACCACAGGAAATATTGTCCAAACAACTCCTCAAGGTGGACCTACACCTTGGGTAAATGGCGTCTATCAGAACAATCTCACTTGTTGGGGTTGGGGCGATCCAGGTTATTGTGGGCCAAATCCAATTGTTCGTCCGGGAGATAGCATTAACTTTTCTTATGGTATGACCAATTTGTATCAGCTGCAAACAATTGCAAATATTCTACCAAACACAGGAACTGGACTTTCAGTAAACGGATATAATTTTGGATTTACTGCTAAGAACGGAAATGGGTGGGATGATGGAAGAATGGACTATCTTACTGCTTATGTCAGTTTATATGGTGCAAACGGTTCTACAGTATTCAATAAAAACTATGATTTAAATTCTAGATTTAACTGGACAACATTTAACTATTCCGAAACATTTAATAGTCCTTTCGCATCTAAAGATTTAGGAAGTGTTCAATATGGTTTTGTCGGAAGAGACAATAACTTTTGGGCGGGTCCATATGGTCCTGAAATTTATAATGTAAGTTTTAGTTTAAAATATTCTGTAGACCCATGTGCGACTAATGTATTAAGTAGTCCAACTTGTTCTGGTTATTTTGAAGCACTTGCTAAATTGACCCCACAACCACTACCGACTACAATAGTTGCAGAACCAACACCAACAGGAGTTCAAACTACAGTTGATAATGTCACAATTACAACAACTG